ACGTTAACTCTGACGGGTACAGGTACGGGTGGCGTAGGTACGTACTCAGTAAGCGCTGGCGTTTCCGTTGCTTCTACTGTTTTTACAGCCGATACTTTAATTGTGACTTCCGGTACGCAATCAGGTTCACACTACATCTTGCCAAATGCTGTTCCAGTAACTTCAATGGCTGGGGCAAATGAAGTTCCAGTTATTCAAAACTTTTTATATGTAGCTGATGTAAGTCGTTTTGTGTTTGCGTTTGGTTGTAATGACTACGGTTCAACTTCTCAAAATCCAATGCTTATCCGTTGGTCAGACCAAGAATCCGTAGTAGATTGGAGTCCGTCTGCTACTAATCAAGCAGGTAGCGTAACCATTTCTCACGGTTCAGAGATCATCACTGTTATCCAAACTCGACAAGAGATTGTTGTGTTTACTGACTCTGCTCTGTACTCACTGCAATATCTTGGCCCTCCGTTTGTATGGGGCACACAGTTGCTTGGAGACAACATTTCCATTATTGGTCAGAACGCTATTACGCAAGGGTCTGGCATAGTTTATTGGATGGGTACAGACCAGTTCTATATGTATGATGGTCGGGTACAAACATTAAATTGCGATTTGCGTAAATACGTTTACCAAGACATTAACTTGACTCAAAGCCAGCAGTGTTTTGCTGGAACTAACGAAGGTTTTAACGAAATCTGGTGGTTCTATTGCTCTGCTAACAGTACAAATATTGACCGTTATGTTATATATAACTACGCAGAAAATACGTGGTACTACGGCACAATGGCCCGATCTGCTTGGCTTGACTCTGGTCTAAGGGATTACCCTATTGCTGCAAACCCATTAACCGCTACAACGGGTAACATTGTTAATCAAGAGTACGGTAACGATAACAACGAAACCGGCACACCCGCTGCAATTAACGCTTATATTAGCTCTTCCGAGTTTGATATTGGTGACGGTCACAATTTTGGTTTTATCTGGCGCATGTTGCCGGATTTGACTTTTTCTGGGTCTGATGCAGCACCAACTCCTGCGGTTACTTACACCTTGTATCCCATGACAAACTCTGGGTCTGGTACAGGCACTCCTGTCCCTGCTAGTGTAAACAAACTAACTGGTGCGCAGTACACAGTTACTGAAGGTTTTACAGGACAAGTATTTACTCGTGTGCGTGGTCGTCAAATGATCTTAAAAGTTGGCTCTAACCAGCTTGGTACGCAGTGGCAGTTAGGCGCAACCCGTATTGATATTAGACCGGATGGCAGACGATGACCTACATAATTACGTCTGAAACGGAGCTTAGCAAGATTGCGGCTCCTAACTTACCATTGGCGACAAGGGAATACAGCCCGCTGTATATTGATCAGCTTAACAACGTCTTGCGGTTGTATTTCAACCGCTTGGATAATTTGCTGGCTCAGTTGCAGACATCTTCTGGGGGTGCTGGGATACGACTTCCATACGGCGCTTTTTCTAGCGATCAAGACCAAACAACTACGGCCAATACAGCCACGTTGATGACGCTAAACACCACAGATTTTGCCAACGGTGGCAGCATTGCAAGCTAAAAAATTACTGTAACGTATCCCGGCATCTACAACTTACAGTTCAGTACGCAGTTTCAAAACTCTGATAATCAAATCCAAGATATTAGTATTTGGCTGAAGCAAAACGGTACAGACATTCCGGGGTCAACAGGGTATGTGTCTATCCCTGCACGTAAAAGTGCGTCAGCGGGGCAAGAAGCGCACGAAATTATTGGCTGGAATTACTACCTCAGTATGACTGCTGGACAGTACGTAGAAATTTATTGGTCAACTACCCTTGCGTCTGTAACCATCCAAAACTACGCGGCTGGAACTACCCCAACACGCCCCTCAACCCAATCTGTCGTAGCTACACTTTCATTTGTGTCTGCGCTGGCAACATGATATTATCAAACAACCCCCATTTTAAGAGGCAAAAATGAGCCTACAACTAGCCGCCCACCATCTAGCATCGCAGGGTCGCGGACCTGATGATACGCTCGTCCATATGACTCGTCGTGAAGTGCAAAGTCTTCAAGATATTGCACGGGCAAATGGTGGTTCTTTAACTATTAACCCTGAGACTGGTTTGGTTGAGGCTGGGTTCCTATCTAACCTTTTGCCAATGATTGCTGGCGCAGCTTTGACTGCGGCTACTGGTGGCGCAGCAGCCCCTTGGATGATTGGTCTTGGTGTTGGTGGAGCGCAAGCACTTCGTACTGGTAGTCTTGAAAAAGGTCTCATGGCGGGTCTGGGTGCTTATGGTGGCTCGGGGTTGATGAGTGGTTTGACTGCTTCTGCCGCTACAACTGGCACTCCTATTACAGGACAGGCTGCTTCTAAATTAGCTTCAGCAGATATGGCGCTTGGTGGTCAAGGTGGCTCTGCCGCTGCAAGTCAATATTTACCTAGCGCACCGGGTGCTATGTCAGGTTTAGATACACTTAAATATGGTGTTCAAGGTCTTGGTACTGAAGCGGGCCGCAGTGCGGCTTTAGGCTCACTAGGTGGTGGGATGGGCGCTGCTAAAACTGCAGGTATGGCATTAGCTCCTGTGTTTTCGGACACTGGCGACCAAAAAGCTGCACCTGCAGACAACGAACAGTACAACTACGAATTCAATCCCGGGCGTGTAGAAAACCCTGATGAGGGTTACACAGGCGCATTTACTGGTGAACGTACGCACTTTAAACCAAGTTATACACGACTACCTAACACCAGAGTAACTTCAATGCGTGATGGTGGGGACGTAAAAAGATATGCTGGAGAAACCGGCAGTGTAGTTACAGACGACAAAAACAAAACAACCGGTTTGCAAGCTGCGGCGGCAAATCAAGGTGTTCAAGTTCCGTTTGCTCAACAAGCTGCGCTTGTCCCTGCTGGTAGTATTCAACCTGTTGCCACAAACCCTTTCTACACAATGAAAGGCCAATCCGCTGATGCGTACAGGTACTTAATGGGTTTAGGCCCTGAACCAAAGACTCCAACTAAAGCCGTTACAACATATACAAGCACTGATACCACAACAGGTACTGACACGGGTGTTATTAGAAACACAGGTATAACCACTGGAATAAATACGGACTTTACTACTTTTATATTTACAGATACAGATACTGATTTTGGTACTGATACAGACGTATTTACGGACACTGATACTCTTACAGATACAGACGTATTTACGGACACTGATACTCTTACAGATACCGACGTATTCACATACACTGATACTCTTACCGATACGGACGTATTCACATTTATTGATACTCTTACCGATACGGACGTATTTACTTACGTACCACCTGATGTAACAGATACAGACGTATTTACTTACGTACCACCTGATGTAACAGATACGGACATATTTACTTACGTACCACCTGATGTAACAGATACCGACGTATTCACTTATGTGCCACCAGATGTAACAGATACAGACATATTTACTTACATACCACCGGATGTAACAGACACGGATATATTTACATATGTTCCAGATGTAACAGAAACAGCTACTCTCATAGACGGGTCTTATTTTGACGACCCTAACTCGCCCGATATAGTTGGCCCAAGACGGGGTGGCGGCGGCGATTTAGATGAGTCGTTTGACCAGTATTTAATGCCTGATACCAGCAGCCTATTTGGTGGTGGTTTTGGTGGTAGTACTGGCGGTGGCGGTAAGTACTTTGACGATCAAAGTATGGCAACTATGGCTATGGCTGGTGGAGGTATGACGCCCCGAATGATTCGTGGTCTAAGCGATCTTGGCGGTTACTCCGATGGTGGTCGTCTGTTACGTGGCCCCGGCGATGGTGTGTCTGACAGCATCCCTGCAACAATTAATAACAAACAACCTGCACGCTTGGCTGACGGTGAGTTTGTAGTGCCCGCACGTATTGTGTCTGAGTTAGGTAATGGCTCAACCGAGGCAGGTGCTCGTAAACTGTACGCCATGATGGAGCGTATCCAAGCTGGTCGTCGCAAAACAATGGGTAAGAACCGAGTAGCCGCAAACTCTCGTTCTGACAGGCACTTGCCAGCATGAATATTGAACGTGTAGACGTTGCGCATGTCCACCATGTGTGGCATCTGGTAGAGGAGCATATTTCCTCTGCGCGTGAGCATTCAAAAGGCGACTACACGTTGGAGCAAGTTAAAACGCTAGTAGCCCTAGGTAACTGGACGCTATTGGTTGCTGTAGATGATAATGGCGTACATGGCGCGGCAACGGTTGATTTTTTTAATCGGCCCAATGATCGTGTTGCGTTTATTACAGCCATAGGTGGGCATTTAGTATCTAGTCCTGATTCAGTTGAGCAACTTAAAAAACTGCTTGGAACTTTTGGGGCTACATGTATTGAAGGTGCGGCGAGAGAGTCGATTGCACGTTTATGGTCAAGGTACGGCTTTGAAGAGAAGTACCGAATTGTAGGAGTAAAAATATGAGCGGTGGCGGAAGCAGCAGTGGGACATCCACGCAAATTCAAGACGTACCAGAATGGGCACGCCCATATGCTAAAACAGCGTTAGGGCAAGCATCTCAGCTTACTGACATTACGAAAAACCCATATCAAGCATATGGGGGAGAACGTCAAGCGCAGTTTACTCCTTTACAGCAGCAGTCTTATCAAGGGGCCGCTGGTATGCAGGCGGGGCCGCAAGCGTTTCAATCGCAAGTTGGTCAGTACATGTCCCCGTACATGCAGAATGTTGTAGATATACAGCAACGTGAAGCGCAAAGGCAAGCAGGTATTGCAGGTGTGCAACAACAAGCTCAAGCTACCAGAGCAGGTGCGTTTGGCGGTGGTCGTGATGCCATTATGCGTGCAGAAGCGGCACGTAATTTAGCAACTCAAAAGGGTGATATTCAAGCCCAAGGTTTGCAAAATGCTTTTGGTAACGCAACTAATCAGTACAACCAAGGTATAAGCCAAAACATGGCAATTAACCAGTTGCAAAATCAATATGGTGGGCAGCAACAGCAACAAGTACAGAATATTCTTACTCAACAAAACCAAGACTTCCAAGACCAAAAGCGCTACCCGTATCAACAATTGGAGTTTATGTCTGGTCTGATGCGTGGCACACCTATGGGTACAGTGTCCTCACTGTATCAACCTCCCGGTAGTGCGTTAGGCCAAGTTGCAGGTCTAGGTATGGGGGCGTATGGACTGTCCCAGATGGGCATGAAGTTTGCCGATGGTGGTGCTGTTGGTTATGCCAGTGGAGATATAGTAAGTGAGGACGTTGATCATCCAGATAACGTTGCCTCTATTGTTCATAATTTAAATGATGCTGATCTTGCAAAAGCAGAAATAGCCGCTAGGGCACGGGGCGATGCCGAACAGGTAGAGGCTATTGAAAAAGAAAAAGCCATGCGTGCTTCAGAACGTGGCGGCATGGCAGGGGCATTTAATAGCCTTCCTAATGCACAACAACAGCAAATGTTGGCAGGTGGCGGCATGGCTGTTGCGTTTAAAAACGGCGGTGATGAAGGTGAAAATACATACTTCCAAGATCCTATGGGTGCGCCATCTGTTTCTGAAGGTCGTGCGCCTACTGCCAAAGATTTTGTACCCGACTTCCGTCAAAATATTTACGAGGGTGAACAATATTCACCCGGCCTGCGTGGGATGTTGTTTGGCTACGATGTAAAGAAACGTGAGCCAAAAGAAGAGAAGCCCAAGGCGGATCCATACGATCCTAAAACGGCTACACGCAGAGAGGACTACGAAGGTAAAAAACCGCAAATTAGTTCAGTTGTAAAGCGTGGCATTTCTGAACTTGCGGCTTCACGTGGTATGTCAGAAGATGACCTGATGGAGTCTACTAAAAAGATGATGGCGTACTTTGATTCTCGTAGCAAACCAGAGATGGATAAGCTACAAGCCATGATTGACCAAGGTGCAGGCGAGTCAAAAGAAATTAAAGAACAGGCGCTTGGTAGAGCACTTGCTAAATATGGTTTTGACTGGGCGGCTAAAGCGTCCCAACCCGGAGCGCGTTTCCTTGGTAGTGCTTCCGCCGCCGCTCCATCTATTGCAGAGTCCGTAGCTGAAAGCCAAAAACTTGAGCGTGAATCTAGACAGAATCAACTTAAACTGAACATGTCCATGCAACAGTTCCGTATTGCACAAAGCAAGGGTGATGAGCGTGCCGCTATGTCTTGGGCACAGCAAGTGCGTCAGTTGAAGCAGTTTGACCAACAGCTTGATCTTAAACGTCAAGAACTTAGTATGCAGGGGCAGTCGTTAAACATGAAGCAAAATCAGTTTAACCAGCTTCTTGGTGTTAAAGCAGCAAGTGCTATGGCACAAAATAGACAAGCCCAAGCACGTATGGCACAAGTTGGTGTTACCGCTTCCGCTAAATACGATGAAAATAATCGTCGTACTAAAGATGAGTTGATTAGTAAACACGGCCCTGTTGCAGGTGAAGCTCTGTACAGGCAAGGGCGAAAGAATTATATTAACGAAGCAATGCAAGCTACTTCCGACTCTATATCAGATAACCAAAGTAGTGGTGGTAGCGCTCGTAATGTATTTGATCTGTTGGAAGACTAAACATGATTATCAATCTGCCCAAACTTGGGGACGTTGAGTTTCCAGATAACGTCACGCCCGAACAGTTAAATGGGTTGTTGGGCAAGTTGTCTGAAAAATACGATTTTACTTTACCAAAACCACAAGCAAGTTTAGGCACGATTGCAAAACGTGGGTTTATGCGTTCAATGGGAGAAACAGGTATCGCTCTGGGCGATCTGGCTCCCGCAATGCTTAACGAGTTTATTGGTGGCGATAAAGAATATACCGAACGCCAGATGGGTGAAGCGCAAGCTTCTCGTGAAGAACTTCAACGTAAGTACCCCACACGTTTTAAATCTTACAAAAATATTGACAGCCCATTTGAAGCCATAGAGTATGGGGCTGAAACTTTAGGCGAACTTGTACCTAGTGCGGCTACTACCATGATTCCCGGCGCAGGTGCTGGAGTCACTGCTTCACGTTTTGCAACACAGAATGCGTTGCGTTCGGCTTTACAAGCTGGCCCACTATCTCGTGCAGGGATGATGACAGCACAAACTGCCGCTAAAGAAGCCGGTCAAGTTGCAGGGCGCCGTGCTATGTACGCAGGTAACTACATGGGTTCGTTTGCACAAAACGCCCCTGAAGTCTTTGAAGGCATTTACCAAGAAACTGGCAAATTTGAACCGGGAATTGCCGCTCTTGCAGGCGGTATCAGTTCTGTGTTGGACTCTATTGTTCCAACTAAAGTCATGGATCAACTTGGCACATACGGCAAATTAAAACTTGTTGAGAAGTTAGCTAAAGAATCAGGCGCGGCTCCCAATGTGTGGAAGCGTATTGGCATTGATGCCGCTAAGACTGCGGCTACTGAAGGCTTAACAGAATCTGCTCAAGAATCAATTGGCGCATACGCAGAACAAATTGCAGGCAGTACCAAGGACATATTAGATCCTGAAAATATCCAACGTTACAAAGAAGCGTTTGTTAAAGGCGCTGTTGGTGGTTCAGCTTTTGCCGTGCCTCAAGCTGTGTCTCAATACCGCACAATCAAACGAGATCAATTTGCTACCAAAGAAGCACAACAAGCGTTGGCTCAACAAGATCAGTTTGCACAACAGCAAGCGCAAGAACCCACTGCTATGCAACAGCAGGTTATGTCTACGGTTCAAACACAGGCTACGCCTCGCACGCAAGAAGAACTTGAGGAAGCCTTTAGATATACGCAAGAAGAATTAGACATTTTGCAAAAACGTATGGATGAGGCGCGTCCCGGTTCCCAAGCGTATGCAGAATTAGATGCCGCAATCAAGGCTAAACAAATTGAAGCCGATAAAATTAGTCAAGAAAAAGCTAAAACCAGTGCGTTTGCCGCCGCTACACCAAATGAGCAGGGTCTATACACAGCACAACAACCAGTTGATGCCATTACAATTAAGTCGTTAGGGGTTAACCCTACATCTAAAGCCGCCCAATCATTAATGGGGCTTGACTTAAACACACCTGAAGGTGTTACTACATTTGTACAAACATTAGAAGACCCCGGCTACAAGGGTAGCATTGATGAAGCCGCATACAACAGCCTCATATCTACATTTGACCCCGCCACAGTTGCGAAGGCTAGAGAAAGCCTCAAAGGAGCGCCTAATGTTGCAAGACCTAACGCCACAACAAGTAGAACGCGCACTAGAGTGGCTAGCCAGCCCAGTGGTGGACAGCCCACCGCAGGAGCTACTACATCTGAACGAGATGGAGTGGTTTCTACTGGACAGAATGTTGACAACACTGTTAGTGGAGAAGGACAGCCAACCACTCCAGTAGCCACATTCCAAACATCTAAGGGCGGTACCTACGTTGTAGACGCAAATGGTAAGACAAGCCGTACAAAGCTTTCACCGGGCAGGGGTCAGGGGGAGACATACGAGCCACATACTGCCTTGTTTGTAAACCCCGGTGACCATACTGAAATCTTAAGCGATATGCAGGGTGGTATGGGCGACCATTCTGTTCGCTTGGGTTACATGGTAAACGGCAAGTTTGTGCAAATTCAGAACGTCTCTGAAATACCTGATGGCGCAGAACCAAAGGTTGGGGTGTTTAATAAAAAGACTGGCGCTGTAGTTGGGATGTACGGTGCTGCAACTGCTCCTGCTATGGGACTACACCCAGTTGAAAAGCTGTACAAATCTGACGGTACTGCATCGACCCACGTTGGCAATTCAATCACTAAGATTGACAAATCAGTTGCAGAAGAAAGCCAAGAGTTAGACCCGCTTTTTGAATATGCGGTGTCTTTGATTCAGTCTGGTGTTGATCCTACGCCTAGTGCCCTTGCAAAAGAACTTGATATTGACCAAGAGCGTGCTTTGGAAATCTTGGCGCAGATGGACTCTGAGGGTATGTTTGACGAGATTGCTAAACAAGAAGCAATTGAGCAGGGCAATGCTGTTGAGGCAGGTAAGCGCAAACCAGTACCTAAACAGCCACCTGTAGGCACAGTTAAAACAATCAACATCCCACAAGAAACAGTGGTGACTGATGAGCAAAAAGCTGAAACTACAGATAAAGATAAAGTCAAAGATCTTGTAACTATAAAAAACCCAACGCCCAAGCAAAAGGATGCTAAAGCGTATTTTGGGCGGTTAGAACTTGGTTTAGCGCTTCGCACTATTGCGAATGACTTGGTACTTCAACCTACGAGATACCGCAACTCATTGATGACGAGCCTTAAAGACAGTCCAGAAGGCGCGGAACCACGTTTTAAAGATGAAGCGGAAGCTAAACTGCATCGTGGTCAAGGTGGCGTGCATGCCCGTAACGCATCTGAGTGGGTGCGTGAAAACCTGTCGCCTAAGAATGTTGCTTACATGGATAAGTGGGTTGCACAATATACAAAAGAAGACCGAGGCGGACAACGGTTTGCAAAGAAGTTTGAAAAACAACAAGAACAAAGAGCGGCTGTAGAAACACAGGTCAAAGACGAATCTCAAGCCGCTAAAAAACAAGGCGAGTATGTGCCTACCGCAGAAGAAGCCGCAGAAGCCGCCGCCACAGAAACTTTAGTAGAAAAAGGTAAGAAGAACCTACAAACTCTTGCATACGAGTTAGAGAACGACTTGTACGGCAGCGATGAAGACTTGCTTGCCTCTAAAGATATTGCCGCATTGTTTAATCAAGCGCACCCCGTTGTGCTTGACCTGCTTGCTCGCGGTCAACTAACCCGTGCCCTGCAATCGCTGTCTGATACTGCCTCATCAGAGTTTGTTCGTAGAACTGCAGAAACTTTGTCCAAGGTTACTGGCACTACCAAACTTGTGTACGGTGCAAAGGAATCTAAGTTTGATCCTGCGACTAACACCGTTTATCTACGTGATGGTGCGACCGACTATGAAATCTTGCATGAGATGTCCCATGCCGGTTTGTCCCACATAATTTCCAACCCATCGCATCCAGTTACAAAACAACTGGGGCAAATATTTGCGCAAATTAAAGGCGACATTGATGGTGCATATGGCGCAAAGAACTTACAAGAATTTGTAGCAGAAGCTTGGAGTAACGAAGACTTCAGGGGCCACTTAAAAGAAAAGTACGCTCCCGGCAACAAGTTGTCTGTTTGGGACAAGATCATGAACGTCCTACGTCGCATGATTGGCTACCCTCCCAAGACACAGGAGTCCGTGCTTGATAGCGTTGACCGCATGTTGAACCAAATTGCCAGTGTTGCGCCCGACATGCGTAAGGGTGATTCTCTGTATGCACAAGCTATGCAACACCCAAACTTGGCTCAAAAAGTTATGGGGAAAGTAGACGACGTAATCCAGCAGCAGCAGGTTATGACACCCGAGCGTGCCGCTGAGTGGGTAGGTAAAGCTGAAAACATGGGCATCAGTTTCCGTTCTGCCATGCAAAGGTTCTTAAACCTTTCAGCGTTAGGACAAGTAGGTAGTAACTACGTTGGGCGGGATGCAATTACGTTTTCCGATAAGGTCAACGAGATGGCGGGCTACTACGAGAACTTGATGAATAAACTTAAGCCTCTGGTTGACCGTGAAGAAGCATTCGCTAAGACTGACCGCTATCAGTTTTGGTCTACCCTTGTGAACGACTCTACTGTAGAGGACGTGAACCCTGCCGCACCACGCAAAAACTACGAAGGTTCTCCAGAGAAGTTGGCCGCATGGGATCAGTTGAACAAACGCTATATTACGTTGACCGATACAGAGAAGAAACTGTACAACGACCACTTCAGTGCGTTCAAAGAAATGTTCAAAGAACTGAAGGCTTCCATTAGAGGCAGTTTGAACCAGACTTTCCGCAATGAAGATGGGTCGCCTGATGATGCCCGTATATCGTCTGCCTATGAAAAGATCATGGACAAGATTACAAAAATGGGTATCGACCACTACTCGCCTTTGTATCGTCATGGCTCGTTTTGGCTAGTCTACACAGACAAGAATACCAATGAGTCTGTATCAAAACTGTTTGAAAGCCAAGCAGAACGAAGACTTGAACGTAATAAGTTGGAAACCGAGGGGCATACTGGCTTTGATGAGCCTGTGCGTATGGATCAGATGAAATCCAAATCTGTTCCACGTGGAACAGTTGCCGCAGATATTGTGAAGATCATGAAAGACGGTAACGCGGATGAGAAGGCTATTGATGCCTTCTACCAACTTATTGTCAGTGCCCTGCCAGAGACTAGCGTGCTCAAGTCGTTCCAAAAACGTAAGAACACCCCGGGGTATATTGATGATGCGGCACTGGCGTTTACTAACGTCACAAGCAACATGGCACGTCAGTTGTCCCGCATGAAGTACAACGAAGAACTCAAAGGCTTGGTTGATAAGATGCGTACGACTGTGGGTCAGAGTCGTGGTAAGGATGCTTTGCGTGGTGCTGAAGTTGTAAAAGAACTTGAGGCACGTCGTGAGTTTGCGATGAATCCCACCCTGTCTGACATATCACGCTATGCAAGCGGAGGGGCTTTCTACTTTAATTTGGCGGGTAACATTTCCTCTGCCGTGGTCAACTTAGTACAAACCCCAATGGCAACTTACCCTCAACTTGGTGGTGAGTATGGCTACTTAGAGGCAGGTAGGGCATTGATTGCGGCTACCAAATTGTATGGATCATCAGGGTTATCCCGTATAGTCACTGACATAAATGGTCAGCAGTCCACAGAAAAAGCCATGTTGTCTGTTGAAAACCTTGTAAATGCAGGCAAAGCCCCGCAGTACAAAGAACTTGTAAAACGTATGAATGAATTGGGCTTCTTACAAAATACAACAATGCGTGAGGCGTTGGAAGCAAGCAACCGTGGCGAAATCAACAAGGGTAAGTCTTCGGATCTAATGAACGATGTTACTCGAAAAGCTACGTTCTTGTTCCACCATGCCGAGCGTATGAACCGTGAAGTATCTGCAGTTGCCACATACGACTTGGAGATGCAACGCTTGAAGAACCCAAGTAAGATGACCGCTGAAGAGCGGAACATGAACGATGATCAGAAGCAGGCGCAGGCAATTGAAAAAGCAGTGCGTATGTTGGAGTTCTCACACGGTGCAAGCCACACAGAATCCGCCCCCAGTATTGGTCACAACGATATTGGTAAGATTCTGACTGTGTTCAAGCGTTTTGGTTTCACCATGTATTACATGTTGTTTGATACGATCCGCAGATCACTCCCAATAGCAGGTGCTACTGGTAAAGAACTTGAGGGTATTCAAGCGGCTCGTCGCCAGTTAGTAGGTACGTACGGCATGGCAGGAATCTTTGCAGGTGCAAAGGGTTTACCCTTGTACTGGGTTGCTGAGTTGGCGTACAACGCATTGAACGATGACGACGAAGATGACTTTGATGCTGTCATGCGTAAATATCTTGGTGAGTTACCGTTTAAAGGGCCGGTTAACTATTTCACCAACTTAGGCATTGCTGATCGTGTGGGTTGGACTGATCTAATCTACCGTGAAAACAAAGGTGATAAAGCCGATGCAAGTGCATTGAGCCAATTCGTTGAGAGCGTGTTGGGTGCGCCATACTCTGTGGTTAATAGTTTGTATCGTGCAAAAGAGTTGGCATCAGAGGGGCATACAGAACGCGCTATTGAGGCGGCACTGCCTATTGGTCTACGCAACATCCTCAAGGGTGGACGCTACTACTTTGAAGGTGCAAACACGTTACGTGGCGACCCAGTGATGGGTGAGATCAATGGATACAACGCCGCCATGCAAGTTATGGGATTTGCCCCTGCT